TCATCAATCACTGATTTATTGAATTTGTGGTATTCAATGTGATCAGGTCTGCAGTCGTCACGTGTTATACGTGAAGAAAATGAGCGGAACTGTTGAGCTTCGCGCACCTTTGCATTCCAAATTTTATTGGCTTTTTGCGCTAATGTTTTTACATTAATACGGTCTTTAGGGATGCCTGCCTGTAGGGAAATAGTCCGAATGGTTGCCACTACGTCAGAAGGTTTATATTTAGGCATACCGACCTGCATACCAACTTGAACACATTTGGCTGCTTCGGTCATAACATCACTGAACTGGATGTAATTAATACGCTGCAGTGCTTTTTCAAATAAATCACCCTCACATTTCACTCTGGCCATGTTGCCCTTTAGTTGGCGAACAACTTCTTTTAAGCCAGCTCTTACGTGCAGATCATTCCAGTCTGTTGGTTGGTAGCATGAATCGACTTTGGCAAAATCAGGTGCATAAGCTTTTACTTCGTCATATTCTGCCAGTAGCTCCATAGCCACTAACATCCCTGCATTACCTTTGCCCTGGCGTTGTTTCCACATATCATTATCTACGCCTAGCATTAACTGCAGGTAAGGCGCTTTTTGTTGATACGCATGAACAACCTTGATCATGTTTCCTGCATCAAGAGCAACGATAACAGCACAGGCAATGTTTAATTGCTGCATAGCTAAAAAGATAGATGCACCGGTGGCAAAACCTTCCACAACATAAACACGTTCAGCGGTAGATAGGTCACCAATAATCATGTGAGCGGCACTTTTATCCATACCCCACGTGAAATCTTTATTGGTTTTGCTGCCGTCTTTTTTGGTTATCTTGCGGTCATAGATACGTTGCACGCCTGCAGGCTTACCATCAATGTGGTGAAGGCTTAACGCCAGGTAATTACCATGAGCATCTTGGCCTGAACGGGCATCAATATGATTAAGAATTGAAGGGATTAATTTCTTATCTGTATATACGAAAGAAGCTGCACGAGGCAGCTGGTCAAAGTGTTGCAGTTCTTTATCAACATTTGCCGCCCTCCGTATATTTTCTGCATCTTGCTTACGTTTGGCGGCTTCACGCTTACGGGTGTTTTCTTCCTCCCGTTGTCGTTTCTTTTGGTCCCATTCATCCAGTTTCGCCTGGGGGATGCTGGCATCCTTTTCCCGTTTGAATAATTCCCAGATGTGAGTCAGGCCATTAAAGACCACCGTATCACCGGCACCACCTTTTGACTTAAAGGTAACTAGCGGGAATTCCACGCCGTTCTTGTCGGTTTCAAAAGATGCGTAAACACCAACTGAATGCTTGAAGCCTTTCAGCAATTTGTTGCCGCTGACGTTGCGCTTTCCTGCAGTACCGTTTTCCCATGACAGTTCATGAGAAACTAAAGACCAGTTTACGCCAATGCTAGAAGCATCATCTGCTAGCTCAGGTTCAAAGTATGAGGCAACTGCTGAACCGGAGCCAAAACGCTCACGGTAAAATTGAACAAATTTGCTTTCGTGCATTCCATTCCCTTAAATGTTGATTTTGTACAAATCACCATTTGTAAGTTTGTACGAATGTACGTTTTCACATTTTTGTTGTGTTGAAGGGACTGGGAGGCTAAAATAAGAGTTGAAGTTGTAGCTTTGAGTTATTTTGGCTTTTGATTTTGGTTTAAACCGAACTCGATTTGCTTTTATCTCTTATCGTTCCTACAAGTGCTACCAAGTGGCTGCTTGGTTTCTTCATTCATTCGCGCCAACGATTGATGAAGCTTTTGTCCTTTCAAGACAATAAATATGATTTGTACATCACACCGCTTACATTGGTGTTTTTCTCTCATTCGCCTCCACTCTTGTGGGGGCGTTTGTTTTTTAAGCTTAAATTAAACCGCTTCTGCAAAGCATAATACACGCTTTCTCTATTACGGGAAAGATCTACTTACCATTTGATCTTCTGAATCACTCCTATCACCACCCCACAAATAGAAATTGGCTTGTCTATAGGTAGTACAGGGTACTGAGGATTTAGTGGTTGTAGGAATTTACCATCTTCAATATTTAATCGTTTAAATGTGACTTCATCTGTGCCCTCTATTCTTGCTACCACAAAGCTTCTATGCCTCGCTTCTGCGTTGGGTTCAACAATAATTAATGAATCGTGAGGGAAGTCATATTGAGAGCCTGGTGCCGATGTCATGCTGTCACCGCGAACCTTTAAAGCATAAGCGTCATTGGTACACTTAAAAGGGGACGGTATAACATCAAAGTCACACCCATCAAGGACTGACTCGCTCCAGCTTCCAGCTTGGACCCAAGAAATTATTGGTATATGTTGGCACTTTAGAGCCTTGGCTGCCACTGCTGGCGCATCGGATCCTGTTTTTGCAGCTTCGTATATCCCCTCAAGACTCAACCCATAAAACTCTACTAAGCGAGCTACGGCCATAAAGTCCGGTGATAGCGTTTCGCCCAGTTCAATTTTTGACTGTCTGGAGGCAATAACGCCGGTTGCAGCTTCCACAGTTTTCATTGTGTAGCCAGAATCCAGGCGTGCCTTTCTAAGTATTTTTCCTATTTCCATATCTTTATTATCCCATATTTCCCAGATTTTATTTTTATTTTTACTTAAAAGCCCTATTGTGGAATAATGTGCATACATTTTTCTAATTCGGGAATCTTTCAACATGGATAGCCATCTAAGAAAGCTGAGAAAATCAAGGCAAATGACCTTGGATGATATGCAGCAAGCTCTATCAAATATAGGTCAGGATAACACCATAAGCCACTTGTCACTGGTTGAGCGAGGCTTGGTGTGGCCTAGTCGTGAGGTTGTTGATGCTATTGTGGAATTGTTTGAAGGGGACATTTCTGAGGTTCAGATTTTATACCCATTAAGGGATCATGAGGAGACTGACCATGCTGCATAAATCGCCAGATAGTGTTTTATTGCACTACGCAAACCAGTTTTTGGCTCAAAGCAGTTATAGCCAGGCTAAGTTTATTCATGACTTATTATTGCCAGCATTGATTGATGCCGGATTAGAGAAGCCAGAAGACCATAAGACTGCTGATGAGTATGAAAGCTGGCGTGTTGCCAAGGTTCGCCAGATAAATAGTATTTTGCATGGGCACACCAACATTCCTTTGCGTTGGCTTTGGGTTTGGCTGGATGTTTTGCCAGCGCCTTATGGTGTCGATGCTCGTAAGGATTTACTTGCTCAAGGCGGATTGCTTGATATTACGTTGGCAGGATTAAACGGGAAAGTAACCAACCGTGCAGACCTCCCTCAACTTTTCCGTGAAATGGCTGACGTAATGGATGCCGGTGCCGCTGTTGCTGCAGACGGAAAATATGACAGCAATGATGATCCTAAGCAGTTGCGCTCGTTGGGTGATGAACTTACTGATGTTGTTGAGCTTTGCCTTGCTGAATTGTTTGCTATTAATCAAGCGGCTGACCTATCTGGTACCCGTGGCGGCGTGATTGTACAAATGTGTAAACCAACAAAATAACATTTGAACAGACGCAGGAGGCGCCCATGATAAAGCAGCAAACTCTATACGCAGTACGTGATGAAATAATCAATGCTTTGCACGTTGATGTTCGTACACGTGGGCAATTAGATTTTGATGGCTCCATGATTACCGTTTACGGTAAGCGTGTCCGCTCTGTTGATGATGTTACTGGCCAGCGCTTTGACCCTGAGCCTGTTCGTGGTCGTTCTACTCGTCCATATAAGACGAATAGCTGCCCATTACCTCCTAATGCATTTTCTCTTTCCAGAACTTCCAGAGCTGTAAATATGTTACCTGAGCACCTTAATTCTTTGGCTTTGTATGCCTATGCAGAGCGGTGCGAATGGCACCATGTTGAAACCGTTGCCCGTGATTTATGGCAGGCTTTTTTGGCCAGCCAAGAAAAAGCATTTAGGGCTAAGAAAGAAAAAACACTAAAAGGCATGGTGTACTTATCCATGCAGAACTGGAAGCACCAAGTGCAAACAGATAGTGATCTGCATACACCTCAGCGCATCCGTGAATTATTAGATATTAATGAACATCATTGGAGACGTGACTGGCTACCGTACTGGCGCCAGCTGCATGAATTACTTTCTGATATTGATTACCAGGTATTGCTTAATGTGTATAGAACAACAAGCCGAAAGGCGCGAGTGGATAAAAAAGAAACTGCAGCTGCATAAACCCATGAGGGTATGCCTTGGTTGTGGTTCAGAGCCGCGCCTGGGATATAGCCATGGTAAATATAGTGAAGATAGCCCCAAGTTACCTTACCCACATAAAATAGGCGCAAACTTTGAAGCGTTCACGCTTTACTGTCCTAATTGTGGTTTTAAGGCTGGCCCATTTATGGACCTGCAGGCAGCAATTTCTGCTTGGCATACATCTAACTTAGAGAATGATGCTTTTTATGCAGAGCGCTGGATGGAACAGTACGAAAAACAAATGAAGGAGCGGGAAGTGATTGCCGCTATCACCGAAGAGGATTGATATGTATTTTTCTAATGTAATAGTTTACCAGGTAACCCGTGATATTGGTTTGGGTGAAGATGGTGCCACTGATAAGTTAAGCGAACAGTTAAAGGAGTTTGCTTTTTGCCCTTGCGGTTCTCAAGACTTAAAGAAAATGGGTTGGGTTTCTCCGCTTCATGCCTTTGATGCTGAGGATATGATTTTGGCTGGTTCTGGTCGAATCTTACTGACATTGAAGCGTGAAGAGAAAATATTGCCATCGGCGTCAGTTAAAAAGGAATTAGATAAAAAGGTTAAGGCAGTTGAATCAGCCGAAGCCCGTAAGGTTGGCAAAAAAGAAAAGGATATGTTTAAGGATGAGATCATCCAGGAGCTGCTGCCACGTTGTTTAACTAAAGAGAGCTTTTTAAGTGGTTACCTTGCTTTAGGTGAAAACATTCTGGTTATTGATTCGACCAGCAGCGGCCAAGCAGAAGAGTTTTGTGCTTTGCTACGTAAAACGCTGGGCAGTTTGCCAGTGGTACCACTGCAAAGTAATAGCCCTTATGAGACAACAATGACTACTTGGCTGCAGGAACAGGCGCACCCGGATGGGTTTACTGTTGATCATGATGCCAAATTAGAATCCATTGTTAAGGATGGCGGAAAGGTTACATTTAAGGATGAAGACCTATTTAGTGATGAAGTGTTGGCCCATGTAGAAGCTGATAAGGTTGTACGAGAAATACGCCTAAGCAGTAATGAAACAGTGAGCTTTACCCTTACAGATGGTTTTCAGCTTAAACGCTTGAAGTGGGCCGAAGAGCTAAAAGCTAAAAATGATGATGTTGATCTAGAAGATGCTGCTGCCCGGATGGATGCAGACTTTGCATTAATGGCCGGTGAACTGGATAAGGTCTTGCTCCAGTTATTTGATGTTATGAAAGTAGAACGCCAAAAGGAAGGTGAGCAGTCTCAATTGCAACAATCTCCTGGTGTAGAGCTGCTTTCTGATGATGTTGATGGGCTGTATTTAGAATCAGTGGCTTTCGTGGTTGAAACACGTAGAGCCTCTGTAAGCTCAATTCAGCGTAAATTTAAAATTGGCTATAATCGAGCTGCAAGAATAATTGAGCTAATGGAGAGTAATGGCATTGTTAGTACTCCAGGTCACAATGGTATGCGTGAAGTGTTTCAAGCTCCAAAATAAGAAGTCGAGGTATTTTGTTACTAAGTTATAATCCTGTTTATTTACTTTTAAAAGCGTGAGTTACAGGAGAATTATAATGATTGATAAAATAAACGGATTAGCCAATAAAGGGATTAAACTTTGGGTTTGGGCGGTGCTTGTTATCGTTGCTTATGCGGTAATATCTTCATTCTTTGATAGCACCCCTAGCCCAGTTAAAGATGCAAAAACAGATTTGTTTCTTGGTTACCATGAAAGTATTTATGAAACAGCCAGGTGCGATATAAAAGAGATTAATGATTCGTGGGTAATTCTTTGCCATCCAGATGGACAAGCCACCGGTGGATTGTTTGAGGTTGATGCAGAGAGTGGCTTTATATATGCGCTTAATGGTAAAGCTCAAACTCATGCTGCACGGATAGGTATTAATGCAAAGGTAAAGCGCAACGGTAATGTGGACCCGCATGAAGCGTTGAAACAGTTCAAATCTGATATAAACGGTTAGTTTTTTAAGTGAGATTTAAACAAATAAACAAATGTTGAAAATAACATTTAAACAGATTGACAAATGGCACGGGTAAATGTATCTTTTTTCTATCGTAGGATAACTACACCAAACCGCCTTAACGGCGGTTTTTTTATGTCTGAAATATGGTGATTACTATGAAATAAATGCTTAGTGTTGTTGTGTGCTTTTACTGACTGCACATGTAACCAGTTAAGTCAGCATGTGATCGTGACGTTTCCCGCATGTAGCCGTTGGGCAGGGATTAGGTTGGGCTAGCGCCCCATTAGTGCATAAGTTAGCTATAAACGAATGAATATTATAAAGCCTGGCTATTTAGTCGGGCTTTTTTGTGCCCGGAGATAAATATGGATGTGCAGACAATGCAGGCCCTTGTGGGCTTGTTGATGTTGCTGGTAACCGTCTTCGGCGGCTTGCTTTTAGTCTTATGGCGCCAGCTGTCTGACACAAACAAGTCACTGGGGAGTCACCAGATAATGGTGGCGCAGAAATACGTCACCAAAGAAGAACATGACCGCCGTATCACTCAAGAAATTGACTCTATGAAGGAGTTGCTGCAGCGAGTTGAAACCACGGTTAATAGATTGTTGGAAATGAACCAGAGAGGTGCAGCATGAATAAAGCGGAAGCTAAGCGCCAAGCTATCAACGAAGTAATAGAGCGTGAAGGTGGTTATGTTAACCACCCAAATGACCGAGGTGGCCCAACACGTTGGGGAGTCACTGAGGTTAAAGCCCGTGAGCATGGCTATCAAGGTGATATGAGTAATTACCCGCTGGAGTTTGCTTTTGCTGTTTATGATGCCGATTTTTGGCAGCGTTTGAAGTTGGATGATATTGCTGATTATAGCCCTGAGTTGGCTATGCAGTTATTTGATTTTGGCGTCAATAGCGGCACAAGCCGAGCGGCTAAGCATCTGCAGCGTTTGCTCAATTCATTAAATAGCCGTGGCCAGTATTACCCCGATATAAAAGTGGATGGTGGTATTGGCTCCAGAACGCTGGAAGCCCTTAGTGGTTTTCATCGTAAACGTGGTGATACCGGTTTGGTCGTTTTAACTGAATCACTGAATGGCTTACGCATTGCTTTTTGCGTGGGCATTACTGAGGACAATGAGAGCCAAGAGGTTTTTGCTTTTGGTTGGTTGTCCAGAATTGTACATCTGTAGGAGATAAAAGTGGATCCTATCACTATTGCGTTAGGCCTGGCTAAGTTGACAGGGCTTGATGAAAAAATTGGACGTTGGATTGGTGGGGATAATGGCGAAAAGGTCGTTAGCCAGGTAATTGATATTGCTCAAAGTGTTACAGGCACTAACAATCCAGATAAGGCATTGGCAGCTATTCAGGCTGACCCAAATCAGCTTTTAGACTTTGAAAAGGCGCTGAGTAAGCAAGAGCATGAGCTTGAAAAGTTAGCCTATCAAGACCGAGCTGATGCACGTGCAATGCAGGTTGCAGCGCTACAGAGTGGAGACCGTTTCTCTAAGCGTTTCGTGTATTACTTTGCTATAGCGTGGAGTTTGTTCGCATTCGCTTATCTAGCATTGATTACCTTTGCAGATATTCCAACGGCAAATATACGCTTTGCTGATACCGTCTTGGGCTTCCTATTGGGTACGGTTTTGGCTGGTATGTTTGGTTTCTTTTATGGTTCAAGTGCTGGTAATGAACGGCGCTCTGAGCAGCAAGATATACAGCAGGCTATAACGGGTAAGCATTAGCTTAATTAGTCGCTATTAAAATGGCGCTGCAACTTCTATAGAGTCGCCAGGGGAGGCAGCCACCTCCCCAACCCTTTTAGGTACTTCCGAGGGGGTTAGACCTTAACGGGGTCTAGACTCGCCGTCTTTACGACGTTTTAAGTTTCAAAAAGAGGTCCTTTCTTCCCTTGGGTTACAGAAAGGACTTCACCACTCAGCCCAGTGCTGGCTTGGGTTGCTTTTGTTTTATGACTTGGGAGCAGGTTTTAAAACAAAGGACTATTCGAACAAATCAACAAATGTTGCTTTGTCCTTTCTTACATTTATACAAATAAACAAATGTACAGGTGTACACGTGGCCATAGTTAACCGTAATGAGTTCGCTGACCTTGTTGGCAAATCTGCCAAATGGGTAGGCGAATGGATAAAAGATGGAATGCCTGCAGAGGGCGGCGGTGGTCGTGGTAAGCCAGTCATGATTGACACGGTAAAAGCCATTGATTGGCTTATTAACCGCGAGATAAAAAAACAGGTTGGGGGTGAGGATGAAGATGATGACCGAAAACCCCGAGCCGGAACGAAGGATGGTGAAGAGCTTTTAACTGCCATAGCTAAACGGCGTAAGGCCGTGGTTGAAGCTGATAAAGCAGAAGAGTCAGTGATTGACTTGGAGGATGCTGGCCAGTTTCTTTATGCCATCTCTACGTTGTTTGGTAATGAGCTGAACGGCCTGGGGGCGCGTTTGGCTCCAGAGGTAGCGCCGATAGATGAACCAGCCATGTGCAAAAACAGAATTGACACGGAATGTAGACGTGTCCGAGCTGCCACCGCTGACCGGCTCCGTGAATTCGTTTCTGAATATCGTGCTGAGCGCGGCGGAGATGGTGGACGCGACTCCACTGAGGAATGCAGCGGAATGGGCGAGTGAAAATAGGAATATGCCACCGGGTTCTCCAATACCTGGTCCATTCGATACCACATCAACCCCTTATATGATTCCTGTCTGCATTGCGTTTGCAGACCCTAAATATAACAAAATCACTTTTGTCATGGGCACCCAAATGGGCAAGTCCGCAACTATGCAAAATGTGATTGGCTGGCGTCTTGATGATGAGCCGGCACCGATTATTTACGTAGGCCCAACTGAATCAAACATTAACAATGTTGTTGAGCCGAAAATTGTTGAAATGTTCCAAGAGGCCAAGAGCCTTTGGATCAAGTTTGATAAGAAAAGCTCAAAACACAAAAAGCGTGTAGCCGGTGTTTCATTGCGTTTTGCCTGGGCTGGCTCTGCTACTGAGTTAGCATCTGACTCTGCAGTGATCACGTTAGTGGATGAGCTTGACCGCCCAGCTGAAAATGCTACTGGTGAGGGTGACCTTGCTGAGATAGCAGAAGCACGTGGTGATGCTTATACAGATTCAAAGCTGGGACTAACCAGCACACCAACCCACGGCATAGCATCAACTTATACCCATCCAGATACTGGTTTGGTTCATTGGTCTGTGTCTGGTAAAGGGAAAATTTCAAGCCCTATCTGGTTACAGTGGGAAAAAGGTACCCGGCATGAGTGGTGTGTACCTTGCCCACATTGTGATGATTATTTTATCCCTCGAAGCGAATTGCTTTGGTGGCCAGGTAAAGACACTGAAAACGAATGCAGCCCCGCCGTTGCAGCAAAAAAAGCCCGGCTTATTTGCCCTCATTGTGGTTGTGAAATTGAAGACCGCGAACGAAAAGGGATGAATGCCAAGGGCGTAGCCATTGCACCAGGTCAATCCGTTAAACCTCATGATGCTGACCATGTGTCTATTGAGCAAGAAGGGCAAAGCTTTGTATTGCCGTTTCACTCACTGCTTAATACTGCAGATGACAATAACCATTTCAGTATATGGGTCAGTGGCTTGTGCAGTTTCTCAGCCAAAAAAAGCTATGGCTTTCTAGCGCGTAAGCTGCTTGAAGCTCAGCAAGGTGGCAACCCAAACAGCCTATTAACTGTTTATAACACGGGTTTTGGTGAGATTTATGCCATTGCAGGCGAGGCGCCAGAGTGGGAAGAGGTCTATGAGCTGCGTTCTGACTATCAATCTGGTCAGGTTCCGGTTGGTTTTGACAAGCTAATTTGCACCATAGACGTTCAAAAGAACCGAGTTTATTACGTTATTAGAGCTTGGCGCCCAGGTATGTCTAGCCGTTTGATTGAATGGGGAGAGCTATGGGGCGATACCGATAAGCCAGAAGTTTGGGCTGAGGTTGCCACTCTTTTAGATCAGGAATGGCAAGGCCAGCAAATAGACCTGATGGGTATTGATGCTGGTTATAGAACTGATGAAGTGCTGGCCTTTGTTCGTCAGCATAAAGGAAGAACCCGCGCCTTAATGGGTTTTGAGCGCTTACCTAAACCGTTTCGTATGGTGCGGCTTGAAGTCGATAAAAAAGGTAAGACCCGCAAACATGGTGATAAACGATGGGATTTTGATACCACTATAGCCAAGGCTTGGGTGCATGGACGTGTGCATTGGCCAAAGGGTAAAGATGGTGACTGGTTAATCCCGTCAGATATTACCGAAGAATATTGCCGCCATATCGTTGCTGAGGAATTCAGTGAAGATACTGGCAAATGGAATCAGATCGCAAAGCGTAATGATTATCTGGACTGTGAGGGGATGCAATATATGTGCGCCCGAATGCTAAGAATTGACCGCCGAAAAGCAACCACTCCACTGGAGGGTGAGCTGGAAGACGAAGAGCAAGACGAAGTGACAGACCAGGACGAAGAAACCCCAACCAAAGCCACAAGAAAGTCAGCCAAACGTAAGCGGAAAACCCGCAAGCGTGGCGGCAGTGGATTCGTGAGCCGTTACCGATAATGAATGAACCGACCAAAATAAGCGCCGGCACATCTGTCAGCTGGTCGTTTAGCCATGTATTGGCTGACGGCTCTTGGCAGTTTTGCTATGCCCTGCGTGGGCCAGGTGCAATCAATATTGATGCTGATGGGGTAAATGGGCAAGTGACTGTATCAGAGTCAGCTGCTGTTACCACTGATTGGAAGGCTGGAAGCTATGAGTGGCGTTTATATGCCACTCAAGGCGAAGAGCGCCAACTGCTATCCATTGGCCAGTTAGAAATTGAACCGGATTTTATGACCCTGGAAGCAGGACATGATCCAAGAACCCATGCCAGAAAAATGCTGGATGCCATCAATAAGGTGCTTGAAGGTCGGATATTGTCCGACCATGAGCGCTATGCAGTTGATGGCCGCTCACTAGACCGTATCCCTATCCTTGAGCTGCATAAGCTTCGCCGTATTTATACGCAAAAGGTTAGGCGAGAAGTTAAGGGCAATAGTTTCGGCGTTAGACGTGTGTTGACGAGGTTGCCCGGATGAGTGAGCAGGAAAAACAAGATAACAGAAGAACGCGCCGGCACAAGCCTGGCAATGTTCGTTTTGCTCTTGCTCAGCAGGGGAGAACTGGCCCACGTTTAGGCGGTATGGGGCTAAGTATTAACGAAGAACTGCGCCGTGATTTAGGTGCAATCAAGCAGCAGTCACGCAGAGCCGGCAATGATGACGGTTATGTGGTTAAGTTTTTATCCATGTGTGAAACCCACGTTGTGGGTCCAGAAGGCTTTTCTTTTCAAAGCAAGGTTAAGTTACCAGATGGAACGGATGATAAGCGTGCCAATGCGTTAATTGAATCGCATTTTGCCGAGTGGGGCAAAAAAGGCATGTGTGATGTTACTGGCCGTTATAGCTGGCAAGACATTCAAACCTTGTTTATTCGCTCTGTTGCAGAGGATGGTGAGCTATTGGTGCGGTTTGTGGAAGGTTTCCCAAATCGTTACGGGTTTGCCTTACAGCTGCTTGATTCAGCTCATTTAGACATAAATTACAACCGAGAGCTTAAAAATGGCCATCGTGTCCGTATGGGCGTGGAGCTGGATGAGTGGGACAGGCCAACGGCTTACCACATCCTTACGCAACACCCCGGTGACCGTGCTTATTTTTATGGCAATACCCGATATGAGCGAATCCCAGCCAGTGAAATGTTGCTGGCTTTCTTGCCGTTCCGGGTTGGCCAGTGTCGTGGCTTGCCTTGGGCTCACGCTGCTTTGCTTGAGATGCACCATTTATATGGTTATCGAGAGGCAGAATTAACCGGTGCCCGTATAGCAGCATCAAAAATGTTTGCTTATGAACCGGATTCAGAAGTGGAGCCGGAAGACCCTGACGAAGAAGAGCCGGATTTCATTGAAGAAGTTGAGCCAGGCATGGGGATTGTTGTCCCTTATGGCTACAGCATGAAAGAACTGAACTGGCAGCACCCTGGTGGCAACTTTGGCGCCTTCATGAAAGAAGGTAAGCGTGGAGCCGCATCTGGTTTAGATGTGAGTTACAACACGTTAGGAAATGATGCCGAAGGTGTGAGCTTTTCCAGTTTGCGGCAATTTGTTCTTGAAGACCGTGACAGCTGGAAGAAGAAACAGCGCTGGATGCGGCAAGAGCTTTGTGATCGTGTTATGGGGCTTTGGTTGCGAATGTCATTACTTGGTGGGTCCATTCCAGGGCTGCGCTTTAGTGATTATGACCGCTTAAACAGTCCTAGATTCCAAGGGCGACGTTGGGAGTGGGTTGACCCACTTAAAGATGAAAAAGCCAACACCGAAGCCATAACCAATATGACTAAATCACCACTGCAGATCATCCGTGAACGGGGTGAAGACCCTGAAACAGTCATAAATGAACTGCTGGAATTTGAAGAAATGGTGGCAAAAGTCCGCACATTGCGAGGCGTAGCGACCAAACCAACGAAAGAGGAAGACGATGCCGAACAAGAAGAAACTTAAACTTGGTAATCAGTTTCGTACGCTCACTTTTGTTCGTGAATCCGTCAATCAAGATGAACGCACCGTTGAGCTTAGCTTTTCCAGTGAAGAGTCAGTGGAACGCTGGTTTGGTATGGAAACGCTAGGCCATGAACCGGGTGAATGTGATTTATCACGGTTGAATGATAGTGGTGCTTTTTTAATGGATCACATGGTCAGAGACCAGCGTGGTGCTATTGAAAAAGCATGGATTGACGGGAAGAAAGGCCGGGCAGTAATCCGGTTATCTAAAAGCGAACGTGGCGAAGAGCTGCTTACAGATATGTGTGACGGTATCCGTCCGCATATCAGTGTTGGTTACCGCATCTTGGAAATTGTTCACGTTAAACGTGATGAAAATGGCCTTGATTGGTACCGCGCCACTAAGTGGCAACCGTATGAAATTTCATCTGTCTCTGTGCCAGCAGATACCACTGTGGGGCTAGGGCGTAGCGAAGAGCCTAGTGATGATGAAACCACCTTTAACATTGAATTAAGAGGGGTAGAAATGCCTAAACCAAACGAAAAAACTAATGATACAACCGTACCAGAACAACGCTCAGAAGAAACGCCAAAGCCTAAGCAGCCAGCTACTCCTGTAGATGCTTCTGCTATCCGTCAGCAAGAAAGTGAGCGCTGTCAGGAAATTATGGCAATGGGTAGCCAGTTCGGCATGGAACGAGAAGCAGCGGAAGCTGTTAAATCAAACCATGGTGCTGACCAGTTCCGCCAGTTAGTGCTTAACGCTGTACGTGATAAGAAAGTTAACCCTACCGGCACAGAAATGAGCCTGGGCTTAACTGATAAAGATGTGCGCTCTTACAGCTTGATTAATGCTGTTCGTGCAAGCATTACCGGCAATTGGAAAAACGCTGGTTTTGAGCGTGAAGTATCTGTGGCACTGGCTGATAAAATGGGCAAAGATGCCCGTGGTTTTTACGTCAACTATGAAGTGCTTTCACAGCTGGGCCGTGCGGCTCAATCAACGGGTGCCGGTGTCGGTGGTGAATTGGTTGCCACTGATTTATGGAGCAGCGAATTTATTGATCTGCTTCGTCCTAATTCCATTGCTGCAGGTCTTGGTGTTCGCTTTGCCACTGGCTTAGTGGGTAATGTTGATATTCCCAAAATGACTTCTGGCGCATCATTCTACTGGATTGATGAAGACGAAGATGGCACTGATTCAAATGTGGGCTTAGGTATCATTAAAATGGCACCTAAAACCATTGCTGGAGCCGTGCCTATTACCCGCCGCTTAATGCAGCAATCCACTCCAGATATTGATTTGCTGGTACGTGATGAGCTGTTACGTGGTATTGGCTTGGGTATTGATAAAGCGGTATTCCTTGGTACCGGTTTAAATAACCAGCCGCTGGGTATCAAAAACCAGACGGGCGTGCATGCCATTCCTGTTCCTGCAGGTGGTTGGGATTGGAAGACCATTGTGGCGTTTGAAACAGCTGTGGCTGAATCCAATGCACTGGCTGCAAATATGGCTTATGCAATGCGTCCATCTATGCGCGGTACGTTAAAAACTACCGAAAAAGCAGCGGGTACTGCCAAGTATCTTTGGGAAGGTGATCAGGTCAATGGTTACCCTGGTGCAGTATCAACTCAGCTTGAAGCTGATGCTATGTTGCATGGTGACTTTAGCCAGGCATTGGTTGGTATGTGGGGCGCGTTAGATTTGACTGTCGATAAGTCAACTAAAGCGGCCAGTGGCGGCACGGTTCTGCGTGTTTTCCAAGATGCTGATGTGGCTGTACGTCATGGTGCTGCTTTTGCTTACGGCAAAAAAGCGTAACTGTTAACTAACTATTTAGGGCACTTAATTGTGCCCTTTTTGTATCTGGAGTAATACCGATGAAAGTACAGATTATTTCTGGCGTCATGATTAAAGGCACCGCCGTCTTCCCTAAGACTGGCACGGGTAAAAATGAAGTTGATTCAATTGTTGATATTAGCAAAGCGGAAGCACGTGATCTTATTCATGCGGCTCAAGCTAAGCCGGTACCGGCTAACACTAAAGTCACTGTTGAAGTCAAAGAACCAGAAGCGGAAGTGGATGCCCTGGACGAATTCTTTGGTGAAGATGATGGCGAGGGCGAAGAGTGATAGGAGACGATGATTTTAACGTCTTCTATAACCCTGATGATTTTGGTACCACGTTAACACTGGTTCACCCATCCGGTGGCCAGCGTCCTCTGGTTGTTTTGTTGGATACGGATGTGGGTGATTCTGGCGTGCGTACTAATGGGCGCTCTAACTCCAAAACTATCCGCTTGAAAACCAAAACGGCAAGAGTCGCAAAAAGTGCCTTGCCTGCAGATTATTCTGAGTACCTGGTGCTTTTAGATGGCCATCGTTGGCGCATTACTGATGATGATGAAATCAGCCCGTCAGAAACCAGAATAGTGTTAACCCCGGAGACAAGCAGCAATGGGCAGTGGCTTCGAGATTAATGTAAGTGACCAAGCTAGCCAAATCGGCCAATTATTGGCAGGTATGGAAAAGCACATGGATGCTGCATCTGACCGAGCATTGAGAAAAACGGCTAAATGGTTAGCCACTCACTCAGTGCGTGAAATTGGTCGGGAATTACAAATTAAGCAGCAACCTGTTAAACGGCGCTTTCAAGTCTACCCGAACAGGCGAGGCCAAGAGGTCAAGCTTTGGGTGGGGCTTTATCCCATTGCTGTGCATCATTTGGGTACACCGAAACAAACTCCTGACGGGGTGAAAGTTGGAAGAAGGCGCTATGGTGGCGCCTTTTTAGCCTCTGCCAATAACAGTCCTGAAACGGTCTGGCGTAGGCGAGGCCGCGAACGTTTACCAATTGATAGGGTTACAGAAGATATTGCGGAGCCAGTGCAAAGTGTATTGGCACGCTGGGAACAGCGAACCACTGCCCGGTTCGCTGAGATTTTTGAGCAGGAGGTACGTTTTGAACTCAGTAAAATTACAGCCTGACCGTCCCAGTCAATTCTATGACCAAATTGAAACGCTCTTAACCCAGTTAATGGGGGATGAGTTAGTGGTAAAAGGCTATGAAGAATATGGCCGAGCCAGTATAGAAAGCCCCACGTTATTAATTGAGTTTGAATTGGGGCGCCCTGGTATCCGTGGTTGTGATGGTCGTTATTGTCATGGTTACCACGTGACCATTCATTGCTTAATGCCTAATTCAATGGGCAGAGCTGCCCTTGTGGCGTTAAATGTTGCCGCTGATATTGAACGGTTTGTTGATGAAAATCGTTGGGGGATAGATTCCCGTCAAATTGATAAGCCTGATTTAGTTAGGACCGAACCCAGTTTATTTCAGCAAGGCGCTAGCGGTTTTGAAGGTTGGGCGGTTAGCTGGACTCAAAACCTGTATTTAGGCCCGTCACTGCTTGAAGCCGAAGAGGTGCGCGGTGGCATTCGTTTAGCGGTTAATCCAGCTAATCAAGATGAGCCTGCAGAATATAAGCCGCTGGAGGTAGCGCATGCGCCAAATAATTGAGTTATTGGTGCGTGAAATGCTGAGCCCTTACCTGGAACGTATGGAAGAGCTAAGCACGGAAGTGGAAGATTTACGCCGTAGAACTCAGAGTATGATCCGATTAGGTTACGTCAAAGAAATTGACGAAACAGGTACTTTAATTCGAGTTCAACATGGTGATTTAAAAACTCCGTTTATTCGTTGGTTTTCATGCTCAGCAGGCGAAACGATAGATTACCGTTGTCCATCTATTGGTGAGCAAACCGTGATACTTAATTTTGGTGCTGGTAATAGTGGAGCCCAAACAGTTGCTTTAATTGGCTTGTTTAGTGATAGCTTTCCCGCTCCAAGTAATGACCCTCATGAAATATTAAGGGTGTATCCAGATGGAACCAAAGTTTCTTATCACGCTAAGAACCATTTGCTGAAAGTTGATATTGAAGGCAAAGCCGAAATTAATGTGAAAGAAAGCGCAAAGGTTAAGGCCGGCGGTGTAGTTACTGTTGATGGTGAAAAAATCAATCTGAACGGTGGCGCTCCTTGTGTTACTACTGCCCACGTTTGTCATTTTACTGGTAACCCTCACGGTGATGGTTCCAGCACAGTTACAGCAGGTAAATAATATGCCTATGAATGCAGGAACACTTGAAAGCCTTATTGTTTCAAAGCTGGAGGCCGCTGGTTTTAAGACAAATGGAGAACATGCTTTTGTTAGCGTCATGGCTAAGGCCGTGGCGGAAGCAGTTGTGGAACACGTAACAGCTGATGCACTTGTGGAAGTTACAGGGGGGTCAAGTTCCGGCTCTTATAAGGTGACTTAATGATTGGAATTGATCGCAATACAGGCCGAAGAATAGACGGCTTTGACCAGTTAGTGAGTCGAGTTACCCAGGTAATGACCACCCCGCTGGTAGGTAGGGCTAAACGCCCAAAGTTTGGCAGTAAAGTCCGTGAAAATCATTCTGCAAATATGTCGGATAGCATGCTGGTCCGTATTCAAGCGGCTTCAATAGAAGCTTTTTATAACCCGGCTAACGGGCTGCAGGACTTCGTGCCTAGCAGTTGCATAGCCAAGCGCCACGCCACTGGCCTGAGTTTGTACTTTGAAGGTAAGTGGCAAGGGCGTCCTGTTAAGTTTGAGGTGCCGCTGGATGTTTCCACACCAAAACCCCTTACCTAAATCAGACATTATTACCACCCCCTCTTTTGAGGTGCTGCTGGCCAGTGTTAAGTCTGATGTGTTGGCGTACTTGCAAGAGAATGCGCCGGCTGATGTTGATGCCGTTCGTGAGACCTTTGAAAATGAGGCTGAACTGCTAACCAAATTTACAGAAGCGTTTTCTGTCATTCTGCAGAGTCACTTTAGGCAGATGAATTCCCAAGCTCAGCAGATGTTTGGCATGTATGCCACGGATAACGCAATGGTGGACCTGATAGCTAGCCAATTAGGTGTTAAGCGTCAGATTCTTAATCCAGGTGATCCAAATGCGTTCCCTGTGGTACCGCCATCAATGGAAAGCAATGAATCATTGTTAACCCGTTATTACTTGGCCGCTTATGCGTTGGCCAGTACCGGCACCCGCTCCGGGTATCGTTTTCATGCTATGACGTTAGGCGGTAGGCCTTTGGTCAAAGTGGAAAGCCCAGAGCTTAACAAGGTGGTGGTTACGTATGAATTTACAGAGCATGAACAGGCAGGCCTAACCAAGGATGCACAAGCCAGACGGGTAACGCCTGGCGTTGTTGATTGTTTTATCCTGGCACACGCTGGGAACGGCGTGCCTGAGCAGTCCCTGATTGATGCCACGCAAGAGTATTTAGAGCGTGATGATATTGCCCAAGAGACCGACCTGATAACCGTTAAACAGCCATCCATTCAAAACTGGTCATGTGAAGCTCAACTTTACATTAGACCAGGGCCTGATTCTGAGGTGGTTAAGTTAGCCGCTGAGAAAGCTGTGCAAGATTATGCGGCTACTCAGCACCGTCTTGGTGGCAGCATTGAGCCATCCATGCTTTACAGTGTTTTGCTGAAAACAACTGGCGCTCATCGAGGGGACATAATCCAACCAGCTCAGCCGTTGCGCTGTGCCCATAGTGAGGCGCCTTACCTTGAGTCAGTCCAAATTACCGTCAGCACTGAAAACGTATAGTGTGCTGCCGGACAACCGGAGCGCTTTGGAAAGGGCGCTGGAGTTGTCCCTAAGTGAGCAGCTTTATGCTGTTCCTCATCCTTATCCCCAGTTGCTGGATGCTTGGCAAACCAACATCGATGTGGTGCCTTATCTGGCCGCTGAGCGTCAGCTGCCCGTTTGGGATACGGCTGACCCTGAGCATGTTAAACGAAACCTAGCAGGTAATGCTTGGCAGGTTCGCCGGCTAAGCGGTACCCGTGCCGGCTTAAATATGGCTTTGGAGTCGTTCGACTTTCTGAGTGAGATTAAGCCCTGGTATAAACAGACACCGCAAGCCCAGCCTTACAGCTTGGAGATTGTTGCCTGGGAAAAAGGCAATAAGCCGGTGAATGTGGCCAACGTGAAAAAGTTGCTGGCCTATATAGAAGACACCCAATCAGAACGGGACCAGATTGAACTGTCCTTAATGTTTGGTGTTGAAACGGGGTTGGGCTTAGCAGGAGCAAGAGCGCCAACCACTAACATAAAAGACACCTGTGGAGAGGCAGGCCTTTGGCCAATGCCTGATGCTAATTTGTCCTTATCCGTTGCTGCAGCAGTGCCGCCAGCGGTAAACATTCAACCCCTAAACCTGCAGGCCGTTGTGCCAGTTATTAAAGGTTATGGCCAGTTGGGTATTACGGCGGTAGCAGCCCATTACAGTTTTACGGTTTCAGCCGTTAGCGCAAAAGCAGTTTTATAAGGTAACTAGAATGAGCGACCAACTGAAATTAGTGATCACCCGTAAGGGCTTGGATGAATGTATCAGCGCCAAGTCCAAAGGGATTAACTTAAATCTTAAATGGGTATCAGCCGGTGACCGTGCTTATACCCCGAACCCAGACCAAACCACCTTGGTGAATGAAATTCAGCGGGTAGAGTTTGGCGAATATAAAGACCTGGGCGGTAATCAGCTGCAGGCCGTTGGCAAATTCAGCGGACCGCAAGAATACCCGGTTAAAGAGTTAGGCTTTTGGCTTGAGACTGGCACCCTGCTGGGTGTTATTTCTGCGCCTAATACCACGCTTAACTATAAAGCCAAAGATGGCCACTGTATTCAGCCTATCACTTTAGACCTGAGCGCTTTGCCCAGTGATACGGTGACGGTGGTTGTGGGTACTGAAAACCTCAACATTTTGATTGATGAGGAATTCACCAAAATGGCCACGGCTCAAGTGGACACCATGCACCGGCAAATTCAGCAAGAGTTCCGATTGCTTGATTTGGAAAAGAAACATAGTTAAGGGGGCTTTATGGATGAGCAGGATTTACCTCTTGTCACGGGTACCACTTTTGACTTTGAACTGACTTGGGAAACCGAGAACGAACAGGGCGAACTTGAGCCGGTTGATAT